GGCCGCTGATGGCTTCGGCTGGGACTGTGGCGAGATGCCGCCAGCAACCGCCGACATCATCCCTGCCAGCAAGGGCGCAAAGCATTTCAACCTGTCGCTAGAGCGCATCAAGCAAGTTGCAGCCATTGACGCTGCGCCAGTGACAGAAACCATCGAAGAGCCTGCCGATTGGCCTTTTGAGGCCACCGAAGGGGCAGAAGAAACCGAAGAGGACGCAGAAGATGACAACGCTTAATCGCATGGCCGCTATTTGGCAGTCACAGCCGCGCAGCGAGAAGGTTGGCGGCATCATCACAGTGCTGACCGCACCAGTGCTATTCTTGGCGCTGTGGGTGGCTCTGCCGTGATTGAAACAGGCAAGCAGTTGGCAAAGGCAAGGAAGGCAATGGGGATGTCCCTAGCCGACCTTGCTGATGCTCTAAGGATGGGAATGCACGGCGAACGCAATCTGCGCCGCTGGGAAAAAGATGAAGTCCCCATCCCCGGTGCTGTCTGCGTTGCAGTCGAAGCGATGCAGGCGGGTTTTGTTCCTGAGATTACAGACACATTTTAGGAGATGGGTAAGATGGACGTTCTGGGAATTTTGGCCGTTCTGGCTTTCGTCATTCTGGTGGCTTTCATCTTGGGTGGCACCAAGACAGAGGCAAAAACTATCGTAAAAATTGACCCGCCGAAAAAGCAGGCGCGTGACAAAAACGGCAGATTTGCTAAGAAAAAGTGAGGCAGCATCATCCAAATTGTGCCATAGTGCGCCTGGGCAACAACCGGGCTTGGTGCGATTGCGAAGGGGGAACAATGGAACATTTTGCACTGATTAGAAGCTGGGCGCGTGACCGCAACCTGATTGAAGGCAGCACAACGCAGGCCCAATTCGTCAAGCTGATTGAAGAGGTGGGCGAACTGGCCGAAGCCATCGCCAAGGGCAAAGAACACCAATTCAAGGACAGCATCGGTGATGTCATCGTCGTGCTGACTATCTTGGCAGAGCAAAAGGGCTTTCTCATTGAAAGCTGCATAGAACAGGCTTGGGATGAGATAAAAGACCGCAAGGGCCGCATGGTTGATGGCATCTTTGTTCGAGAGGCCGACTGATGAACAACCAGACCATACTTTTTGCCACGATTGTCGGCATTCTTGGGCTGACTATCTATTTGATAGCCACCAGCCCGACCCCATCCCCTCAAGAGCGCGAAGAGATGGAAGAAGAATGGTGGGGCTAAAGATAATCTCTAACCTTCGCCGCAAGGACTTGGAAACAGGCAAGCGCCTTGAACGGGAAGCCATTGTCTTCTGGCTAAACGAAAGCGCAGCCGAAATTATGGGTGGGGCATTGTCCGGCAAATACAAAGAGCGAGAATGCGAAGCGGCAGCAGAGATTATCGAACTGGCAGCAGCTTGCATTGCAGAGGGTCACCATCGTGAGCAACCAAGACGCAAATCAAAGATATGAGGAATACCGCATCAAAATCCTGCCGCTGCAACTTGACCGCGCCCGCCGCAAATATGTCGGCCTTGTCCGTGAAGCCAAGCGCAGGAAAATGCACTTTCTGCTAACTAATAAAGAGATGTTTGAGGTGGGCAACGATGACTGAGGCAGAGCGCAAGGCGCTTCAAAACGAAATAGACCGCCTGCGCGATGCCCTAAAGCGAATTGCATCAGGATGGCCCAAGCCAATGCAGCTTGCAAGAGAGACGCTAGACCGCAAAGCCTAATTGAGCGATAAGGGTGCAAAGTTGTTAGATGCGAGGGCATAATGTCCAACAAAGAATTGCAACCTGTTGCAAAAAGGCTTCCCCCATCAGCGGGCCGTGGCCGCCAAAAGGGCGAACTCAACAAATTCACCCGCACAGTCAAAGAAGCCATCCTTGCGGCCTTTGATGAGGTTGGCGGGCATGAATGGCTTGTGCAGCAAGCAAAGGACAATCCTGTGGCATTCATGGGCCTGCTCGCCAAAATCTTGCCCACACAAATCGACCTCAAGAGCAAGGGCGAACCCATTAAGATTATCGTGGAACGCGCCGACCAGAAATTGCCAATCACAATAGACGCAGACGATGCCAGAAATTCGGCTGCGCTTAACTGAGCCTCAAGAGCAATTCGTTTTTACGGATGCGCCACACCCTGCCATGATTGCAGGCTTTGGTGCAGGAAAGTCGCAAGCTGCTGTCATCAGGCTGGCGCTCAAGGCTCTGGCCTATCCCGGCCTTAACTTTGGCTTTGTCGAACCGACATTCGACCTCATCCGCCTGATTGCATGGCCTCGCTTCTGCCAATTCTTTGACGACTTTGGCATTGGCTATGAGGCGAACAAGACCGATGGCATCATCAAGCTAGAGAACGATGCGCAGATTATCTTTCGGTCTGCTGACACGCCAGAGCGGCTGGTTGGCTTTGAAATTGCCGATGGCGTGATTGACGAAATTGACACGCTGAAACACGGCCATGCGGCGCAAGTTTGGATTAAGATGCTTGGCCGCTGCCGACAAGTGAAGCCTGACGGGGCTAAGAACACGCTTGCCGCTGTCTCGACACCAGAAGGGTTCAAATTCGTCTACAACACATGGGGCAGAGAAGCGAAGCCGGGTTATGAACTCATCAAGGCCCCGACCTCATCTAACCCCTTCCTTCCTGATGGCTATATCGACCAGCTAAAGGCAATCTATCCGTCCAGCTTGCTTGCCGCCTATCTTGATGGTGAATTCGTCAACCTGACCGCTGGCAGCGTTTATCACGAATTTGACCGCCAGCTTAATGGCTGCAACCTCGACATCCAAGGTAATGAGCCATTGCACGTTGGCATGGACTTTAACGTCAACAACATGAGCGCCATTGTCTGCGTCATCAGGGGTGGCGACCCGATAGCGATGGAAGAAATAACCAAAGTCAGGGATACGCCAACGATGATTGATGTGCTGCGGTCACGCTATCCCGGACACAGCATCACGATTTACCCTGACGCATCCGGCAAATCGACTAAATCGGTTAATGCCAGCGTTTCGGACATCAGCCTTTTGCGCAGCGCCAATTTCACAGTGCTTGCCAATCCCGCCAACCCTGCGGTCAAAGATAGGGTGATGTCAGTTAACCAGCTTATTCATTCCAACGGGGTGCGCCGCCTGCTTGTGAATTTTGACAAATGCCCGACTTTGGTGGAAGGCTTGGAGCAGCAATCTTATGACAAAAACGGCGAACCTGATAAGTCTAGCGGGCATGACCACCTTAATGATGCACTTGGATATTTTGTGTGCTATAAGTTTGGCATCAATCGCGGCACAGTCTCGTTTGCCAAGCTATCAGGGGTCTAGCCATGTCGGTCACTAACACGCACAAACAATATGATGCGTATAAGTGGAAATGGCGGCGCTGCCGCGATGTTGTAGCTGGTAAGGATGCCATCATCCAGAACGGCAAGACAGGTGAACGCTATATTGGCACCCTGTTTAACCCGGTTTATAACACCGACATCTACTTGCCTCGGCTGGTTGGGCAGTCTGATGCCGAATATCTGGCATATCAGGAGCGGGCAGGCTTCTTTAACGCCACTGGGCGCACCCTAGACGCTCTGACGGGCCTTATCTTCGCCAAAGACCCGCAATACGTCCTGCCGACTGCCATTGCGCCTTATGCAAACGATGTGACCCTTTCTGACATCAACTTGCGTGAGTTTAGCGAACAGGTTGTCGAGCAGCAGATTGCCGTGGGCCGAGTGGGCATCATGGTAGACTATCCGCAAGGATTGCCTGCTGACCTGACTGTGGCTGCTGCCGAAGCCTTGAACGCTCGGCCTTTCTTGCGCTGGTATAGTGCAGAGGCCATGATTAACTGGCGCACAACCATCATTAATGGTGCGCGGGTGCTGACCCTTGTTGTTCTGCGTGAGGATGTTGAGCAATTTGAGGATGAATTCACAGCCAACACGGGTGTCCAGTATCGGGTGCTTGACCTGACAGAGCAGGGCTATCGGGTGCGCGTCATGGATGAAGAGGGCGCGTTAAAGTCTGAGGTTTACCCGCTGATGCGCGGTGCGCCGATGCGCTTTATTCCGTTCACCATCTTGGGCGCGAATAGTGCTGACAGCGATGTGCAGAAACCACCGCTGCTTGACTTGGTAGACATGAACCTTGCCCATTATCGCAACAGCGCAGATTATGAGCATGGCTTGCATTTCACTGGCCTGCCGACCCCCTATGTGGCTGGTGTCCAGCTTGATGCCGGACAGGTGCTGTCGATTGGCTCTCAATCCGCATGGGTATTTCCAGACCCCAGCGCAAAGGCTGAATTCCTCGAATTCAAGGGCGATGGCCTCGAAACCCTGCGCAACGCCATCAAGGACAAGGAAGGCCGCATGGCTGTCCTTGGCGCTCGGATGCTCATTGATGAGAAGCGTAGCGCAGAAGCCTATGGCACTGTTGAATTGCGCACAGCAGGCGAACGCTCGGTGCTGGCCTCTATCAGCCGTGCAGCCTCTGATGCCATTAAGCGAAGCCTTAATTGGATGGCAGCTTGGGTGGGAGCGCCTGAGACTGTCGAATTTTCCTTGAATACGGACTATGGCGCAACGCGGATGCAACCCCAGATGCTGACAGCCCTTGTCGGCGCATATCAAAGCGATGTGATGCCGCTATCCGTCCTGTTCGACAATATGCAGCGCGGCGAACTTGTGCGGCCTGATATGACGTTTGAAGAGTATGAAGCCCAGCTTGATGACCAAGGCCCAAGCCTTGCAATGCCTGATGGCAACGTGCTTGTCGTTGACGATAACAATGACGATGACCTAGACAATCAGCGAGAAGCTGACCTTTTGGCAGGAATTCGTGAACGATTGGGGCTGTAAATGGCCGTGCAAAATGAAATCGTCACCGCCTTGGTTGAGGGAATGGCAAACCTCAACCAGCGGGTGAATGATTTAGCTGTCCAAAAATCAATTCCCGGCCCGCCCGGTGAACGTGGCCCACCCGGTGAGGATGGCAAAGATGCGCCTGCTGTTACTGACGAACAAATCAAATCTGCTGCTGTGCAGTGGCTTGAAGCCAATATCGCACAGCCCAATGATGGCGAACCCGGCCCAAAGGGAGACAAAGGCGATGCTGGCAGACCCCCAACCAGCGATGAAATCCGCCTTGCCGTTGACATATGGTTTGAAATCAACCGCGAGGAACTTGTTGGCCCTACTGGCAGGGATGGTCTTGCTGGTTCCGATGGCCGCGATGGTATTGATGGCCGGAATGGTATTGATGGCCGCGATGGGCGCGATGGCACTGATGGAGTGGGCATCGCACTTGTTGAGCAACGCGACGAAACGTCTTTTTGGATAACCCTGACTGACGGGCGCGAATTTGAAATCGAATTGCCCAAGCCTAAGCGCAAGGGCGGCGGGGTTATCGCCAGCGGCGCAGCCCAGCCTGTTTACCTTTCTGCGATTGATAGCCAGACGCAGACCCATGCAGCCAACACTGCGACCCCGATGGAATTTGACACTGTTGTCGAGAATTTTGGCATCAGCGTTGAAGATGGCGTTAAAATCGCTTTTGGTGTCAGTGGGCTTTTTAACATCCAATTCAGCGCCCAGCTTTACAACACGGATAGCCAAGAACACGATGTCAGCATTTGGATTGCCCGCGATGGCACAAACGAGCCTGATAGTTGCACCGACCTAACAGTGCCAAGCAAGCATGGCGCTTTTAATGGCGCAACAGTGGCTGCTTGGAATTTCTTCTATCGTGCCAAGAAGGGCGAATATTGCCGCATTCTTTGGTCATGCCCCAGTGCCGCGGTTTATATCGCCAACATTCCAGCACGGACAACGCCAACGCGCCCTGCAACGCCCGCAATCATCTTGACAGTTAATAAGGTGGCCCCGTGAACACCTCAGACCGCCTGCTTGACCTGTTGACCATCCGTCAGTTGCTGATGCAGCGCATCATCTCTGGTGAGAATATCCGCATCAACAAAGAATATGACGCGATTGCCAAGGACATCGAAAAGCAACTGCGCGGCGAAGAACTGACGGGCTTTAAGGGGCGCAGGCTCGACAAAGCCATTAAGGAATTGAAGGCGCGGGTCATTATTAAAGCGCCCAAGATTGGCGAACTCGCACAGACTGAGGCCAAATATACTGTTGAAAGCCTCATCCAAGTTGGCATCCAAGCGGTTCTGCCGCCAGAAGCTGTTATCGACAATGTGGCTAAGTCATCGCTGGTGCAGGGCGCAACCATCGGGCAGTGGTGGCAGAAGCTAAACGACACAACCCAATTTGACCTTGAACGCACAATCAAAAATGGGGTTTTGCTTGGGCAGACAAATAGGGAAATCGCAAATTCGATTATTGGCAATGGCACTGACAAAGGCCCAGAGGCGCTGTCAAAAGCCCGCCGTGATGCCGTGGCAGTCACACGCACTGGTGTGCAGACTATCGCAAATGAGGCGCGTCTTGCGACCTATGAGGAAAATTCCAACGTCATTAAAGCTATTCAATGGGTTTCGACCCTAGATGGCCGCACCAGCGATATTTGCATTGCCCGTTCCGGCAAAACTTGGTCATTCCCCGGCTATAAGCCAATCAAGCATGACATCCCTTGGAACGGCGGCCCGCCTGCCCATTGGGCTTGCCGCTCAACCACAATTCCCATCACCAAGACATTTGCTGAGATTGATGGGCTGGAAAGCGCAGAACCCGACATCACGCAAAGCACCCGCGCCAGCATGGATGGACAGGTTGCAGCCAACCTTAGCTTTGACCAATTCCTGCGCAGCAAGCCCGACAGCTTCGCTGATGAGATGTTGGGCAAAGGCCGCGCCCAACTGTGGCGCGATGGCAAAATCACGCTGTCTGACCTTCTCAGTGCCAAAGGCACACCGCTGACCCTTGAGCAGCTTAAGTCGAAATATGGTGGCGTGACCAAGGTTAAGCCAGACAACACGCCAGAACCTAAGCCAATCCCTGCGCGTGATGTGAATGCGCCTGCCATTAATCCAGATGTAAGGGCTGACACCATTAAGGTGGTTTCGCGCAAGGAAGCTCAAAAGGCCCTGACTGAGCAATTCGCAGCCGCTGCAACTGATTTCCGCTACGGCACAGAGGATAGAATTGTCTTTCGTGGCATCAAGGCAGCCGATATTGGCAAATCAAATCTAAGCACTGGCTTTAGCGATGAGGCCATGTCTATGATTTCAGCCCTCAAGCCAGAACTCGACGATTTGGCAACTCGCTTCAATGTGCCACAATTGCGCGGGTTTAAGACAAGCACAGCATCTGTTGGGTCTATGGGTGATGGTATCATGACCCTGCATCCTGAGTATTTTTCGGGATATGCCACCAATGTTGGTCAAAGAGTTGGCGCATCTAAGCTGGCTGAGTTGGAAGCGGAAACATCCGTTTTGCGTCAGCAAATTGGCACCCTGCGGCAGCGCCTAAGCGATATAAACGACAAATTAAGTGCAACTCCGCGCAATTCTGATGAATTTTCGCAGCTTTGGGCTGAAAAGTCGGCTGTCATCAAGGATTACAATAAACTTGCCAACGACATCAACAAAAACGCCAAAGTCATTCAGCTTGGCAAGCGCAATGAAGAGCCTGCAAGCACTTGGAAGCGTGGCGATGACCCGGACAAGCGGCCTCATGGCGCTGAACACTATATGGACACGGGCTTTGATAGGGCGCGGTCTATCCTTTACCACGAATTCGCCCACCATGTTCATCAGATGTATGGCAAAGAGGTTTCCCGGTTGGCGCAAAAGCCACCAATCGAACGGCGCTTGGCCCAGCTTTGGGCATCAAAGACCCGCGATGCCCGCAATGAGCAAGCCACCAAATACAGCATGACCAATGAACGCGAATGGTTTGCGGAGAATTTCGCCCTTTATATGATGAACAAGCGCGACCTCGTTGATGCTGACATCATCAAATTGATTGAGGAATTGCTAAATGCTCAAGCCAATAGATAAGGCGCAAGCCATCCTATCAGCCAAAGGCAGCAAGTTAATGCAGGCTGATTTGGATGCGATGGAAGAAATCTTCACTGAGGTTGACCCAGAAGAATGGGATGATGTGCTTTTGGTCATGGAAGGCGTTGCGCTTGTCGTAAATGACCCAGACTATAAGGGCGATATTCCCCCAATTGCATGATACTTTGATTTCCTAACTTTTGGTGTTAAATGGGCGTTGATGCGGCGGCAGAGCCAAAGCATCCACCAGCCAGAGGCTAACAACGTCCAGAGGACAACACACATGAGTGACGAAAACAACGAATTGGAAGAATTGAAAGCTGCAATTGAGGTGCTGAGCGCCAAAAACCGCGAATTGCTAGGTGAACTCAGAGTGACCAAGGCGAAAGCCAAAGGCGCAGAGGTAGACCCCAGCGAATATGCGGCGCTTCAATCAGAGGTTGAGGCATTGCGGGCTAATTTGGACAAATCGCAGAAAGAGGCCGCCAAGACGATTGATAACCTATCCAAGAGCCTGACAGAAAAAGATGGCGCTTTGCAAAGTTATCTAATCGACAACGGCCTTAATGATGCCCTGCTTAAAGTTGGGGTTCGCCCTGAGATGATGCCAGCCGTTAAGGCTATGCTGAAATCCCAGACGCAGCTTGCAGCACAAGACGGGCAATATTCGGCACTAATGGGTGATAAACCGCTGTTTGATGCTGTTTCAGAGTGGGCGGCTGGTGATGAGGGCAAGCATTTTGTCGCAGCACCGGCAAATGTTGGGGGCGGCGCTCCCGGCGGACAGTCTGCAAATGGGCAGCCCCCGGCACCCAAGGGCAACCTTGGCGGGGACAAGTCACAGCGGGTCAATGCGCTTAAAAATCGCTTTCCCGAACTCGCTCAATAAGGATTTAAAGTCATGTCCCTTTCGCAGATGCAAGTCTTCAACCAGTATATCATGCCCGCGACCATTGAGACGCTGGCCCAGATGGTTGATAAGTTTAACACCGCTTCCAACGGCGCTTTCCGTCTCACCACGGAAGGCTTTGATGGCGACTTTTTCCAAGAGAGCTTCTTTGCCTCTGTTCATGCTGCCCAGCGCCGCGTTGACCGCTATGCGTCCAACACCTCGGCAACGGCAACTGACCTGTCGCAGAACCTCGCAAACGCTGTGAAGGTGGCTGGCGGTTTCGGCCCCATCCGTTTCGAGCCTTCGCAGCTTACTTGGTTGAACAAGCCGACCGCCGAAGGTATCGAAGTCGCCTCGCGCAACTTTGCCGAAGCGATGCTGAAAGACCAGCTTAACACGGCAATTGCTGCCATCGTGGCTGCAACCCGCAACACGGCTGGTGCTTGGTATTCGGCTGGCGCTGGCAACGGCATCACGCAGAACAGCATCAACAGCGGTCACGCCCTGTTTGGTGACGCATCGTCGCGCATCGTTGCTGATGTCATGACGGGCGCAATGTTCCACGACTTGCTGGGTCAGAACATCACCAACGCAAACAACCTGTTTGTTGCTGGCGATGTGACTGTTGTGGACATCCTTGGCCGCGCAATCGTGGTCACCGATGCCCCGGCGCTGGCTTTCACCGAAAGCAGCGTTGACTACAACGCGGTTCTCGGCCTGACGGACAGCGCAGCCATCGTCTATGACGCTGGTGACGTTGTGTCGAACATCGAAACCACCAACGGCAAGCTGCGCATCGAAACCACGATGCAGGTGGACTATTCGTTTGGTCTGCGCCTCAAGGGTTATTCGTGGGATGCCACCAACGGCGGCAAGTCGCCCACGGATGCAGAACTTGCGACCGGCTCGAACTGGGACAAGTGCGTCACGTCCATCAAGGACACCGCTGGCGTTGTTGTCTTGGGCGAAGCCTAAGCAATGGGGGCTGGGGGCAGTTGTTGGACTGCCCCCAAACCTTTGAGAAGGAATGAAAATGGCCCGTAAGACTATCTATGAACCGCACCCGGTAAGCCCAGAACGCAAGGCCGAATTGCAGGCGCAGGGCTATCGCATCCTTGATGCAAAGTTTGCTCCGGCTGGTGAGAAGGTTGAGCCTGTCGCTCCCGCACCAGAACCCGAACCCGAACCGACCCCAGAACCTATGCCAGAGCCAGCCCCAGAACCTATTGCAGAGCCTGTGGTTGAAGAGGCTCCGGCAGATGAAGAGCCAAAGAAGCGCGGGCGGCCTGCCAAGGTTGCGCCAGAAAGCGAAATCAGCGATAAGGCCGAGACATCTTCGGAGGAATAAATCATGGCTTTTGTGGTCGAAACTGGCGCTGGCTTGAGTAACTCGAACAGCTACGCATCCGTTGCGGCTGCTGATAGCTATGTCGCAGACCGGGGGGTCACTGGCTGGGCCGCTTTGACCACAACAGTCAAAGAGCAATCGCTTATCAAGGCCACAGATTACCTAGAGCAAACATATCGTGAGGCATGGAAGGGCTATCGGGTCACATCGACACAAGCCCTTTCATGGCCCCGTGAACAGGTTGAGGTGGACACCTTCCCTGTTGCTGCGAACATCGTGCCGACTGCTGTTATTCGCGCCTGCATTGAGATGGCCCTTCGCGCTTCTGCGGGTGAGGATTTGATTAGCGACCTTGGTCAGCAAATTATCCGTGAAAAGGTGGATGTCATTGAAACCACCTATGCCGAATTTGGCAGTCAGGCTGCCCGCTATCCGGCGGTCAATCGCCTTGTCTTGCCATATCTCATGTCTAGCACCAGCGATGGTGGCTTCACGCAAGCGCGGGTGGTGCGGACATAATGGGTCAGACAGCGGCGCAAGCAGCCAAGCTGCTGGACAAATATGGTGAAGCGGTCACGATTACCTTCGCTGGCAATCCTGCTTTTGACCCTATTACTGGTGAGCCTGCTACCCCTACTGCTAACACTAGCTACACAGCCAAGGGATATGCTGGGAAATACTTTTCTGCGGATATTGACGGGTCAGTAATCCAAGCGAACGACATCCGCCTTATTCTCGAACTGATTGCGCAGCGCCCAGAGCGCGGTTGCACGGCATTGGTAGACAGCACAACTTATCGCATCATGGATGTGCAGAGCATCCGCAAGAGCGGCGCAGATGTGGTCTATATCTGCCAGCTAAGGGCAAACTGATGGAAGTCGGCACTAAGGTGTGGTTTCCCTCGGTTTGGGAAGTTGGCATCCTTGATAGTGTCCTTGTCGGCAATTCGGGCAAAGTCATCGCCTATGTCATAAAGAAGGACGATGGCACAAAGGTTGCCGTTGATATGCAAGTCGCGGAGGTTTTTGAAGATGAGTAACCAAGCCATTGCCGCCGCCCTTGCGACCCAACTAAACACGCTCGACCTGCCGACCCAATGGGAAAATGCGCCCTTCACGCCCACCGCTGGCGTTGTTTATGTGGCAGAAGCCCTATTGCCCGGCCCTACGCTGTCTGTGGGCCTCGCTGGGGCCTCCAGCGATGAATTTGGCGGCATCTATCAGGTGACAGTCTATGCGCCCCTTGGCGGCACGAAAGGCGCTGGCATCGCTGTGGCTAAAGATGTGGCAGATGCCTTCCCCAAGGCTTCGCAGCTAACCTATGATGGCATGACAGTCATTGTCCTGCGCACATCGCAAGGCCCTGCCTTCCAAAGCGGTGACAGGTGGGCAATTCCTGTCTCTGTGACATATCGGGCATTTGCATGAGCCTTGAGTTGGATATTCGCAGATTTGCCGAGAAGGCAGGCGCGAATGCGCAGCAGAAGGTGCAGAAAATCTGCTTAGATTTGCTTTCTGGCATCGTGCTTAAGACCCCGGTTGATACTGGCAGGGCTAGGGGTAACTGGCAGGCCAGCATCGGCAACCCTCGCACAGACACCATTGAGACAACAGACCCCGGCGGCGGCAAGACCATCACTGATGGCGTTGAGGCAACAGGCCAAGCCTATGGCAACGTCTTTTGGATAACTAACAATCTGCCTTATATCTATCGCCTCGAATATGAGGGATGGTCTAAGCAGGCCCCAATGGGCATGGCGCGGCTGACAATCGAAGAGGTTAGGCGGCAACTGCGCTAAATTAGACAGGGATTTTGCCTTGTGATAAATGGGGCAAGCCTTTTGGCTGTTCATGAACAGGAGTTATTATCATGTCTGACGTTGTTTCCTCGGTTGGCACAGTTGTTTCGGTTTCGGCCAACGCCCCCGCTACCTACAACTCTTCTGGCTTTTCTGCCCTCACTTGGTCTGATTGCGGCGAATTGGCCGAACTGCCCTCTTTTGGTGCAGAAGCCGCCCTTGCCACGCACACGCCGCTGAAAACTGGCATTGTTGCCAAGCGCCGTGGTTCGCTGAACTATGGCTCGGTTGCCCTGACAATGGCTGTGTCTGATGACGACACGGGTCAGACTGTCTTGCAGGATGCCGCTGAAGCTGCCGCTGGCACCGATGCACAGGTTTCGGTGAAGGTGGTTCTGGTCAATGGCGAAACGCAGTATTTCACCGCACAAGTCATGTCTTACAAAGTCAATGTCGGCAACGCTGATGCTATCACGATGGCCGAAGTGACGCTGGAAATTGACAATTCGATTGTTAAAGTCGGCGCGTAAGGCTAACCAGCTTGGGTGGGCGGTTCACTATCCGGCCCGTCCACCCAAGACCAACTGCCGGATAGGATAGAAGGATAGTTTCTATGGACTTGAATGACCTTAAGCCTGTCAAGGCTGATGAAGGCGCGACCCTTCAAATTCTGCACCCCGAAACAGAAGAACCCATTGATGGCATGACCATCATGCTTTTGGGGCATGACAGCGCCGTTTACCGCAAGATGCAGCTTAATAAGCAGCAGGCCATCCTTAACCGCATGGCTAAGGGCAAAAAGGCTGCGGAACTGGACGCAGAGAAGCTGAATTCAGATGTCATTGATGAACTGACCAAGCTGACAATCTCTTGGACGGGCTTCAAGCTGGATGGCAAGGAACTCAAGCCGACCCCCGAAAACATCAAGAATGTCTATTCGGAATGGGCATGGATTAAAGACCAAGCGCAGGAATTTGTTAGCAATCGTGCTAACTTTTTTCGCGGAGACGATAGCGCAGCTTAAGCTATACGTCAGGCAGACCGCTTGGCTTAATACAATCCCTGAAAAGGCAAAGAAACCTCGGCGCGAGACAGTTGGCGGCCCATTGCCACCAATTAGCGCCGGGGGTCATTTGCTGTCTATTCTGTTTGACCTTGGGCCTGTTAAGCCCATGCCTATGTCATCGCCTGTTGCGATTGATGAGACGGACTTGATGGCATGGCAATTCAATCGTCAAATGCGTCTGACATCCTTTGAAACAGAAACCATCAGGGAATTGTCGCGGGTCTATGCCGGACAGTTAATTGAGGCGCAGGATAATGGCTGCCCACCGCCCTATTTCCCCGAAAATGCCCTTGATGATGAGCGCAGGCGCAAAATATCCGAGGCCATGAGCGGGTTTGCGGACAAGTTGAACGCATCCCGCAAGGTTTCGGTTGATAAAAACAGCTAAATCAACCATAAGGCGCAATCAGAGATTTGAGGGCGCGCCGTGGTTGACCTAGCTAGTTTGCGCATTTCCGTTGATAGCCGGGATGTTAAGAAAGCCGAAGGCGACCTTGCCTCTATGTCCAACACGGCTGGCAGCACCTCTGCCGCCGTTGACCGCCTTAGTGCAGCGAACAATCGCTTGGCCCAAGCTGTCGCAAGCAGCCACAAGCCCACAATTGATGCGGTCAAATATATAAACCAGCTTCAATATGAGGTTGAGAGCGTAGGAAAGTCTGCATTGCAGCTTAAGGCGCTCGAAATCCGCATGGCTGCTGCCCGCGCCCCTACGGCGGAACTGGCACAAGAAATTAGGAACCTTGGCGCAGAACTGATTAAGACCGAACGCGCCGCCGCCCGTTCCGGTGGTGGGCCTAACGGCATCCCGGCAATCGGCAAATCGTCTGGGCTTGCTACTCACCATGTCCAAAACCTGACATTCCAATTGCAAGATATGTTTGTTGGCTTGGCATCCGGCCAGAAGCCAATGACTGTTTTCATGCAGCAAGGCACCCAAATCGGCGGCATCATGCAACAGGCTGGAATGGGTGTCGGAGGCTTTACAAAAGAGGTGCTTAAGATGGGCGCGGCTGCTGCTGCTGCGCTTCTGCTTAACCCTGCATTCTTGGCTGTCGCGGCTGCCGCTGGCGTTGCCTATGTGGCATTCCAAGACTTTAACGCAGAGGTTAAAAATAGCGGTGAACTGGACAAATATGCCGCTGGCCTCGGCCTGACAGCCGAAGAGATGAAGAAACTTGGCCCTGTCGGCATCACCGCAATGGATGTCGTTAAGGGTGTCTGGCAGACAATCTCTGAGGGCCTTGGGCTGGATAAGGTTTTCTCATCTATTGGGGGCTTCTTTAAAGATTTGTTCCGTGGTGTCGCATCGACTGCTGCTGACCTAGCGGCTGGCCTATATGGCCTGTTTGTCGGAACATATAAAGGCATTGTCAAAACTTGGGATATGTTGCCCGCCGCATTTGCTGATTTGACCATCAGCGCGGTGAATTACAGCATCCGCGCCCTTGAGGGCTTGGTTAATAAATCAATCAACCTCATCAACGGCATGATTGAACGGGTGAATAAGGTTGCTGCCGCTGTGAAGCTGCCGACCATTGGTCTATTGAGCCAAGTTGATATTCCGCAATTGCAAAACAATTATGCTGGCGCTGCAAAGAAGGCTGGCAACGCATTCATGGGCGAAATCACAAACGCTGTGAAGGATGCCCGTGGCGCAATGTCTGCGGTTGGCTCGACCCTCGGTAACAACATCATTGGGCAGGCTAAGAAGCGCATATCTGGTCAGGCAAAAGAACTCATTGATGAGCGCACAACCAGAAAGGCTGCTGAAAAAGCTGGCAAGGATGCAGGCGAAAAGTTTGCCGAGACGCTGACAAAGAACATCAGCGATGCACTTGGCAAAGTTGATATGCTGCAAGGTAAGGATTTCTACAAAACCCTTGGTATCGACCCAGCCAAAGACATGGCTGACATCATGCAAGAGATTGGCAATAAGCGCGAAGGCGAAGCCGCTTTGCGTGAAGCCAGCCTTGAGCGCGAAATGAAGATTGCCACTGACGGGGCCGACCTGATTGCCAAGACCATCGGCGGCAGCATCGGCAATAGCGTCAACAAGCTGATGAATGTCTTTAAGAAGGACTTTCCTGATTTTGCCCGCAAACTCGGCACATCCTTTGACAGCATCAAGGGTGGTTTTGACCGCATCCTTGGTGGCTTTGGCACAAGCCTAAAGACTGTCGCTGGTGGTTTTGCTGTTGGTGGCGCAGTTGGCGGCATTGTGGGCGGCAGCGCAACTGGTGGGGCTATCGGCGGCGCGTTTGGCTCTGCCTTGGGTGAGACATTCAAATCACTTGGCAAGTTTGGCGGCCCGCTTGGGGCTATTGCTGGCGGTATCCTTGGCAGCGTGGTGGGTGGACTATTTGCTAAAACCAAGCAGGCATCCGCCACCATTTCCGCTGCGGCTGGCAAATTGGATGTGGCTGGCATCGTCGGCAACAATGCGCAATTCAAGCAGACAGCAAACACGCTGGCCGGGGCTGTCATTGATGGCTTGAACAGCGCAGCGAACGCCTTGGGCGCTGAGATTACCAACGCAATCAACCTGTCGATTGGTCAGCGCAAGGGCAAGTTTGTCGTTGATTTGCAGGGTATGGGCCGCACCAAGGGCGCTGGCACGATGGCATTTGGCACTGAGGCCGAGGCAATCAGCTTTGCTCTTGATAAAGCTATCCGAGATGGCATTTTCTCTGGCATCCGTGCTGGCACTGAGCGCCTTCTTAAAGGCTTTGGTGATGTTGAGGATAGGCTTGCCAAGGCTGTAGACTTTGAGGGTGTCTTTACCGCCCTGCGCAAAGAGACAGACCCGCTTGGCTTTGCCATTGAGGAACTGGACAAGCGTTTTGCAGCCCTGCGGCAGACGTTCCAAGAGGCTGGCGCTACTGTTGATGAATATGCCCAGCTTGAACAGCTTTATCAGATTGAACGGAATAAGGCTGTTGAGGCTAACACTAAGGTTGCAGAAGAAGAAAAACAGGCATCAGATATTGCCCGTCAGGCGCGAGAATTAGAAATTGCATTGCTTGAAGCCCAAGGGGATACCTTGGGTGCGATTACCCTTCGCCGCCAAGAGGAACTGGCGGCAATGGATGCGTCTCTGCATGGCTTACAGCAACAAATTTGGTTGGCTCAAGATGCTGCTGAAGCGCAGGCTAAAGCCAATGAACTGGCTATGCAACGCCGTTTGCTTGAAATTGAATTGATGGATGCTTTGGGCAATTCATCAGAAGCCCTTGCTGCTCGGCGTGAACTTGAATTGCAAGCAATGGATGGTTCTTTGCAGGCTTTGCAAAAACAAATTTGGGCGACCAAAGATGCCGCAAAGGCCAGCGTGGAGGCATCTGAAAGGCGTAAACAAGCCTTAGATGATGAAATTCGCAAAGAAGAAGAACTGGCCCGCATCACTCAAGAAAGAGCGGAAAAGGTTGTTCAAGCTGAAAATGCTTTGCGCCAAGCCTATAATAGAGAAGCTGAAGCCTTCAACAACACAATCAGCAAGTTTAAGGATTTGGGCAATTCCCTGCGCGAATTTGCATCAACGATTGTTCCTCTTAACGGCACTGGTCAGTCATCCATTGACCAATTGAATGAGAAATTTCGTTCCACATTGAATTTGGCGCTGTTGGGTAATGTTGAGGCAATGGGCCAAATCCCAGAAGTCGGTGGGCAATTGCGTGATGCCATTATTGGTGGAGCCACTGACCGCATTTCAATGATGCGCCAATTGCTCATTCTTAAAGCTGACACTGAGAGCGTTGCTAGTATTGCCGACAATCACGTTTCAATTGCAGAGCAGCAACTTGAGGCTTTGAATGCGCAAGTTGGTAAATTTGTCACGTTAAATGAGAGCGTCCTTAGTGTCCGCGATGCTATTATTGCCTTGCAGGCTCTGACTGCTGCTGAAAAGGGTCTAAAATTCACTGGCCCAGATATGTTTGAAATTCCCGCTGAATATCGCCAGCTTGTTGGTGCATTTGAAAAGCGGGTTGCAGATATATTCAGCGGCTCTGGTGTCCAGCATATCATCAGCCCGAATGATGCAAGAGACATTGCGCCATATTTAGACCCGAATAAATATGTCATGTTGCCAAATGGGGCAATTGTGCCTCGCGGCTCATCAGGCCACATTTCTGCAATTGAGAGCATCAATTTTGGGATGGGCGGTTCAATTACGCAAAGCCTGCGCGGCCCATCCATGATGGCAAGAATGATTGGCGCAGCTAATCAGTTTGCAAATGGCGGCATCCATAATGGCGGCCTGCGCATTGTTGGTGAAAACGGGCCAGAACTGGAAGCCACTGGGCCAAGCCGAATTTACAATGCAAACCAACTTAGTGACATGATGAACAATCGCACGACTGCCGAAGAGGTTAAGTCGCTGCGCGATGAACTCAAACTCGCAATGTATCAAATCGCCAAAAATACTGGTAAGAGTTATGACCTCTTGAACCGCTGGGATGGTGATGGTTTGCCGCCAGAAAGGATTGTGGCGTAATGAAGTTAATTTCGCCCAAGGAAACAGGCGCGGGCGCTCTCACGCGGGCATCTAGCGCATCCTATATCAATTCCAGCAAATATGTTGCCTCGGCCACGACAAATGAGGCGCGGTTTTCATTTAATCCCACAACTGGCGACCCAGAGGGTTTGCTAATTGAGAATGCCAGCACAAATCTGGTGCTGCAATCTGCTGATTTTTCCAATGCAAGTTGGTCAAAAACCAATGTCACTGTAACTGCAAATTCGCAAACATCGCCAGATAATACGCTGGCTGGTGACACCCTAAATGCAACCTCTGCAAATGGTTATGTGTCGCAAAGCGTCAGCTTTACTGGCAATGCTGTTAAATCAATTTCTGTCTGGATTAAGGCAGGGACTGCCACGTCCAGCCGAATTAAAGTTGTCGATGATGCAACTGCTGCTGATAGGCTTGATGCGTCAATCGCTTGGGCAAGCGGTGTTCCGACTGTCACGGCATCTATAGGGACATTTGTGGATGCGGTTTCATATCTAAATGGCTGGTATCGCGTCAGGCTGAAAACGATTGCCACAACTGCCGCTGCAAACACCATCCGCATTTATCCTGCCAACTCTGGAACTGGCACCATCTACGCTTGGGGTGCGCAGGCGGAAAATGGCATTCGTGCGACCAGCTATATCGCAACGACAACAGCAACAGTCACCCGCGCTGCTGATGTTATTGGCACCGCTGGCTTGGTTTATAGCAATGTCCTTGAGAATGATGCGACAAATTGGACTGCGGGAACCTACACGCTGGGCCAAAAAGTCATTTATGACCATGATGTCTATGAGGTGATTGTTTCATCAACCACTGACCAGCCCGATGTTGGCGCGGCCAAGACAAGCCCGACTTGGTTAAATCTTGGTGCGACAAATCGCTATAAGATGTTTGACAACATTATCAGCACCCAAACCACAAACAGCGGCTCGGTCAGGGTTGGGGTTGTGCCTAATCAAGTTGCAAATAGTGTGGCATTTTTTGGCCTTGAAGGCACGGAAATAACAGTTTCGGTCAATGACCCTGCGGAGGGCTTGGTTTACACTGAAACCCGGTCATTGCTCGATACATCAGTTGTTTTGGATTGGTGGAGTTATTTCTTTGAGCCAATCAGCTATTTGAGCGATGCCGTTTTCTTGTCGCTGCCAAGCTATTCCAGCGCATCAATTGCTGCTTATATTGACGCTGGCGCAGCAACAGCAAAATGCGGTGAAATGGTGCTGGGTGTCCAGCGCACCCTTGGCGTAACCAACTTTGACACCTCGGTTTCAATCATCGACTATTCAGTCAAATCAACGGATGATTTTGGCAACACTGTCATTGTGCAGCGGGCATATAGCAAGCGGGCAGATTATGATGTGACTGTCGAAACGCTATCGGTTGCATCCGTCCAAAAGGTTTTGGCTGACATCAGAACCACACCAACAGTTTTTGTTGGTGATGAAGATAGGACTGAAACTGTTGTTTATGGCTTTTATAAGCAATTTAATATAGTCCTATCCACGCCCAGCATTTCAAGTTGCTCCATTGAGGTTGAAGGATTGGTTTAATGACTGCACCGCATATTTCCAATTTGCCAACGCCGCCGTCGCGGTCACAATCGCCTTCCACATTCAGCACTGACGCTGATGCGTTTCTTGGCGCATTGCCGACCTTTCAAAGCGAGGCAAATAGTCAGGCTGATTATCTGGATGGTTTAGCTGCTACAGTTGACGCTGACGCAACTGCTGCTGCTGCATCTGCGGATGCTGCGGCAAATTCGGCAACGATTGCTGGCGCGTATGCGAATTATACTGGTGCATATAGCGCAGGCACTACCTATCAAATTGGCGATAGCGTGACCTACGGCGGCAATTTGTTTGTTGCTCTCACAGTCAACACGGGTGTCACGCCTGTTGATGGGGTTAATTGGAAGCTAATCGGCGGCAGCGCAAGCGCGGTTGATATTCAAGAATTCACCTCATCTGGCACTTGGACAAAGCCAACTGGCGCGAAATATGTCATTGTTGAGATGTTAGGCGCTGGCGGCGGCGGCGGCAGCGGCAGCTTGACCAATAGCAGTTATCGTGGCGGCGGTGCTGGCGGTGGTGGCGGCTCGCGGGTCACAAGATATTTTAGCGCCACATCTCTTGGTTCAACAGAAACAGTCACAATTGGTTCTGGTGGTGCTGGCGGCACCGCAAAAACTGTTAACGGGACAAATGGTAATGTTGGCAGCACGGGTGGAAATTCAACATTTGGCTCGTGGGTAACTGCTTATGGCGGAACTGGTGGGAGCGGTGGCCCATTTTCATCTAGCGGCACTGCCTATAGTGGAAATGGCGCTGGTAATGGCTCTGATAATTCTGGTTATTATTGGTATTCGCAAAGCAGCTCTTATTCCTATGGTAATGGTATGGGCGGCCTTGGCGCTACCTATATGCGAGAGCCTATCCAATCAAATTCAAATGCCGATGGCGGGAGTAGCGAATATGGCGGTGCCGCTGGTGGTTCTGTCCAGCAAAGCAGCTCGACTTATTACACAGGCAAGGGCGGAGGTTCCTTATTTGCTGGCGCTGGTGGTGGTGCTGGCGGGTCTTATTATGCAAGCACTACTGCGCATCAGCCGCAAAAGGGTGGGGCGCATGGCACTACCTTAAAAGGAACTGGTGCGAATGCTGGCGTATCTCAAACAACACCAACGGCAGGCACTGCGGGTTCATTGACGGCTGGCCTGTTTGCAGGCTCTGGCGGCGGCGGTGGTGGCGCTGCTAACTCTGGCTCTGGTGCTGCTGGTGGTGCTGGCGCTCGTGGTTCTGGTGGCGGCGGTGGCGGCGGCGGTGAAAGCACAAGCTCTGGTGTTGGCGGCGCTGGCGGCAATGGTTATGCTCGCGTCATCACTTTTATCTGAGGTGTGAAATGACCAAATTTGCAATTGTTGAAAATGGTGTCGTTCAAAATCTGGCGATTGCCGATGAAGCCTTAGCTGATAATTGGCTTACTGCCGATGATGGTGTTGCCATTGGTGATTTGTGGGATGGTCATCAATTCAGCAAGCCCGTGCCTGATTATGATGCTCAATGGCTGCTAATCCGCGCTCAACGCAATTCTTTGCTGCTTTCATCTGATTGGACACAATTGCCTGATGCGCCTGTTGATGCTGAAGCATGGGCTGTTTTCCGACAGGGTTTGCGTGATGTGACAAATCAATCAGACCCGTTTGAAATTGTCTGGCCGACACCCCCAGAGGCATAGCATGGACTATCAGGAAATGTTCAATCTGGCTGTCACTGTCGCAGCCTTCTTTGGTGGGTGGACGCTTAATCGCATCTATCAGGCCATTGATAGGCTTGACAGCGATGTGCGCGGGCTGCCCGAAAAATATGTCGGCAAAGACGATTATCGTGAAGATGTGCGCGACATCAAATCAGAGTTGCGCGAGGGCCTTGCTGGGGTCAATTCAACCCTTGGTGTCATCTTTAAGAAGTTGGACAAAAAAGAGGATAAAGAGTAAAAGCGCAGGGCTTGCCGGATAGCAGCAAAATGGTGCCGCATGAAACTCCGACTTGCCTTTCTTTCCCTTGTTTCTGTGTCCAGCTTGGTTGCCGCGCAATCGACAAACTATGTCTATGACACGACGACAAATTCAACTGCGACAAATACCAACGTCAACACCTCAACCTCAACCAACGCAAACACGAATACCAATAACAACGTATCAACAAGCACATCGACCAGCACGAACACAAATTATAACATTCAATCTGGCACGTTGCGCAACATTAACACGAATACCTCAACCAGCACGGCGACCAATAATAATTTCAATACCGATGTTTCGACCAGCACGATTAATCAGACTGTCAACAGCAACAGCACGATTAACAGCACCAGCAACAACACCAACCGAAACGTCAACGAAAGCACATCGTCATCAACCAACCTCAACACCAACCGCAATTTTAACGAGAGCAATTCATCATCGAGCAACCTCAATACGAATGTCTCGACCAGCACATCTGAGAACCTCAACACAAATATCAATACCAACGTCTCGGATAGTCGCTCGACCAGCACCAACGTTAACACGAACATCAACGAAAATCGGTCTGTCTCTGAGGCCACCAACGTCAATGAAAACAAAAACGTCAATGTCTCTGACAGCAAAAGCTATAGCGAAAGCGTAAATCGGCAGGTGATTGACCAGAACGTCAAGTCACCGCCGCCCAGCGCCATTGCGCCAAGCATGATGTCTTACAGCCAAGACCTTTGCACAACAGGGGTGTCAGGGGCTGTGCAGACGCAAATCTTTGGCATCTCTGGCGGCAAGACCATCCGCGACAAAAACTGCGAAGCCTTGAAGCTATCCAAGACGCTCTATGACATGGGAATGCGCGTTGCCGCTGTTTCGCTGCTTTGTCAGGACACGCGGGTATTTGATGCAATGAAGATGGCAGGCACCCCTTGCCCTTATAATGGCAAGATTGGCAAAGAGGCGGCAGCAGCATGGGAAGAAAACAAGCCAGCGCAATCCTCGCGGCGCTGATAGCTTGGCCCGCCTTGGCGCAGGATTACACGCCTGTGCCAATTCCCGGCCAGATAATCGGTGCGCCAGAGACGATGACCCCGCTAAATGGTGGGGATGACAGCACGCGCCTTGTGCAGCTTGGCTTTCCGTTTCAGTATTTCGGGCAGACATTCACGCAGGCATGGGTGTCGTCAAATGGCTTTGTGTCATTTGCGGACATAGGGAACTTGTGCTGCAATGGCTCACCAATAGAGCAAGCCCCGCGCAATGCCATTTATGGGCTTTGGACAGACCTGATTAGTGGCGGCAACCCATATTATCGCACCAATGCCAGTGAAGCTGTCTTTGGATGGTATAATACGCAGGAATATGGCTCTGGCTTGCCCAACACGCTTGAAATTGCGCTTTTCCCTGATGGTAAGGTGCAATGGAACTATGGCGATGTTAACAACCAATGGCACAACGTCACGGCTGGTCTGACCGGGCCGACGATGGCTGATAGCTTCGCCTTGTTTTATGGGCAAAACGTCAACTTGCTCGACAACACATCCTATGTCGCCCTTGGCGCACCTATCGCGCCACAACCAGAGCCAGAACCGCCCTTCACGCCAGTTGATGCGGCACCATCCGTGATTGCCAGCCCAATCGCGCAGCAAGACCCAATTGAAGAGCAAATTGACCAACAGCAGGCCGAACAGGCCGTGCAAGAGGCAATCGCAGAGCAAGAGGTTGCAGAAACCGCTGTTGTCGAAATAGTCGTGGCCGAGCCAGAAGAGACTGCCGACGAAACCGCTGTTGAGGTTGTAGAAGCTGCCAGTGCAGAAGATGATGCAGAGCGCCTAAGCCCAGATGAGGTGGCCGCACTGGCCGCTGGTGGCGATGCAGGGCCTGCCGAGGCAGAGCAAGCGGCAAGCGATGGCTCAAGTGGCGCAGATAGCTCAGAAAAGGCCCAGACGGGCGGCGCACAAGGGCAACAATCGGGCCAAGGGCAGTCAGGGCTATCAGACACGCAAATTGCGTCCAGCGGGCCTGAGAGGCGCTCTGATGGCAACGTGCAATTTTTTCAGCTTGAGGCAATTGAGGATGCCGACACCTTCCAGCGTGAAAGGGTCATCCCTGTTAGTGTCCAAGATGCAGGGATTGTCGCTGCGGCAAATGCCGAACTTGCCAAATCCATTGGCGAACAGACCACAACCGAAACGCCAGCCGGAACTTATGACATTGTTATCGTGGATGGCCCGACATTCATGCCGACCCCGACAACGGGCATGGGCGATGTGTCCAGCCCAGCCGGACAGGCGCAGCAGATGGAATTGCTTGGCATGAACGGAATGCAGACAGAAATGGCATCCGGTGAGCCATCAGATATTGGCGACATCAACAGCGGCGACAAAGAAATAATGACGCAGCTTGCGGCGGTGCCTGTTGGATATTCGGGATATACGCAGCTTAGATTGCCGGATGCGCCATTTTATGAGCCCCGCGAGATTTATCGGGGCAGGCGCATTCCTGACGCAAATATGGCACTTTACCGCATGATGAGCGGGCAAGACGCAAAATGGGCAGAAATGGTGGGTGAGCAATATGAGTGATGAACAAGATAAAGTCTCGTTTGATGAGAACGGGTTTAGCTTCAATGTCGGCGGCCTAAGCAGCGGCAAAATTGCCATCATCTTTGCGGCAATCTCAACTGTCGTCGGCAGTTTGTGGGCTGGCTTCCAAGTCTATCAGCAATTCTTGACCATGCAGGAAGTGACCGCAACTTATGCGTCAATGGGCGATGAATTCAACAAAATGAAGGAACGCCAAGACAGCAACGAGCGCATGATTAGGATGAACCTAGAGACAACCAAATACCTGTCAGACAGCCTTGCATCGCTATCTAGCAGCGTGGGCAGCAGTGTAATGAGCGCAAGACAGACTGTGGACGCTGTGTCGGCCCGCACCCAAGTTTCAGAGCGCGAGACACTGCAATCTCAACGTGCTATCATTGACGCATTGAGGGCGCAGGACTTAGACCAACAGCGGCGCATCAAAGATTTGGAAAAGCAAGTTGATGAGCGTATAGCTAAGACCCTCGCAAATCCCTTGGCCGGAAAGGACTAAAGCGATGAGTTTTTTTGATAAGTTTGAGAGCAAAGAAGAAGGCATCAACGACACAATTGAATTCACCATCCGCATGGCGATTACAACGCTGTCACTGGTGATTGTGGTTGTCGTGCTGGCCTTGGTTGTTGGACTGTTCATGCCGAATGAGTTGGTGGACAGCACTGCCGTGCTTGAGATGATTAACCCTGCATTTCAAACCATCGTCGGGGCCTTTGTTGGCCTGCTTGGTGGCTTGAGCCTTAACGCGAATGCCCGCGATAGCAAGGAAACGCCAAATGACCCGCCTGCGCCAATTGATGACCCTTCTGCGCCCGCACCTGACAGCCCAGAACCTTCGCCAATTCTTGACCTTAGCGAACCGATTGCCCCTGCCCCAGCGGCTGCGGAAGTTGCTGTCGCGGTTGAAGCCGTAGAGGAACCCGCTGCCGAATATGTCCCGTTTGACGAAAACGGCGATGGCGAATTGCAGCCTTGGGAAATCCACCGCCATGATTTGCGTTATGATGCAAACGGCGATGGCGTTGTGGACGAAAATGACTTTCCAAATTGGCGCGCAAACATTGGGGGTGGACAATGAGCCTTAAAAATCTGCAAACGAAGATTGGCGTTACGCCTGACGGGGCTTTTGGCCCCGGCACTTTGAAGGCCGCCGCCAAATTCTATAACTTGAACCGCAACCGGGCTGCGCATTTCTTTGCTCAGACCGCCCATGAAAGCGGCAATTTCACTGCTTTCAGCGAGAACCTTAACTATTCGGCCCAAGGGCTGCGCAAGATTTTCGGCAAGTATTTCCCAACGGATGCACTTGCCAATGCTTATGCGCGTCAGCCTGCCAAGATTGCCAACCGGGTCTATGCGAACCGCATGGGCAATGGCGATGAGGCATCAGGCGCGGGGTTCGCATTTCGGGGCAGGGGGGCGCTCCAATTGACCGGGCGTTCTAACTATCAAGAATTTGCCAATTATGTGAACCGCCCAGACGTTATGACCAACCCTGATTTGGTGGCTGGTGAGTTGTGCTTTGAAAGCGCCCTTTGGTTCTTTGACAAAAACAAGCTGTGGCAGATTTGCGACCTTGGCATCAATGACGATGCCATCTTGCGCCTGACAAAGCGGGTCAATGGCGGAACCCATGGCCTCGCTGACCGCGCCGCCAAAACCAAGAAATACGCAAGCTGGCTCTGATGTTTGGCATTCCCAAACCTTATATCATGGGCGGCCTGCTGATTGTGGGCTTCCTTGGTGGCTATAAGGTGCGGGATTGGCAATGTGATGCAGCTTATTCCAAGGCATTGGAAAAGGCTGCAAAGCAAAAGGAACAGATGCAGGGGGTGATAGATGCTAAGGCGCAAGAATACGAAAAAGCCCGCGATATTGCCGATGGACGCTCCATCGAACGAACAGACACGATTAGGGAAATTTACAAAACTATCCCTGCCCCTCCTGCTGATTGCCCTGTGCCTCCTGATAGGGCTGTCGGGCTGCTCATCGAAAGCATCCGTGATACAGACGCTCCCGGCACCGCCCGCGAACCTCGCGCACCCGTGCAAGAACCTAACTGACCCGCCCGTGCCTCTGGTAGACCCAGAACGCATATTGTGGGAAAAGGCGCTTATTGAGACATATGGCGACTGCAAAACCAAGCATCGGCTGCTTGTTGAGGCATGGCAGGAAGCCCTAAAGGTGGGAGCAAAGTAAATGGCTAAAGACCCGCGCCTGACCAAGCTGCGTCTTGAGGGTTATAATCAGCCCAAGAAAACCCCAAACCATCCCACCAAGAGCCATGTTGTCGTGGCAAAAGAAGGCAACACCATCAAGACCATCCGCTTTGGTCAGCAGGGTGTCAAAGGTTCACCGCCACGCGAAGGCGAAAGCAAGGCGGATAAGGAACGCAGGGCGGCATTCAAGGCCCGCCACGCAAAGAACATCGCCAAAGGCAAACTATCGGCTGCCTATTGGGCCGACAAAGTGAAATGGTGATTTATGCCGCTTAAAATGGGCTATTCGCAGAAGAGCGTGAGCGCGAACATCAAGGAAGAGATGAAGCGCGGCAAGCCTCAAAATCAAGCTATCGCCATCGCTCTAAGCGTTGCGCGTGAAGCCAAGAAAAAGGCTGGTAAGCGCAAGAAATAAGGCGGTGATGCAACCTGCCCCGGTTGCAAGAAAGGGGGTGCTGCGAGGACAGCCCGTGGCAATTCCCATCACCGCCTGCAACCGGGCTATGCTGCCCGCTTGCCTTCGCGGGCCTCAACCGCAAACTTTAGGCTTTCTGGCCGGACAATCCACGTTTTCGTGACTGTCCGATAGTCGTTGCAAATCTGGCGAATGTCCGCATCCACCTGACGCAACTGGGCTTTCAGCTTTTCTTGCTTTGCAAGGGCAGCTTTTGCCCGCTTGATGACCTCTTGTTCCGTCATGCTAACAATCCTTTCGGCAATCTGTCCTGCCAGCCCTTTTCTTTGCACACGGCAATGAAGCGGGCTTTGTCCAGCCAATGAAGGCCAACCTCTAGCTGACGCTTAAGCAACCTGTCAGACCCATCCATCAGGTTAACATTGGCCCGCAAATTCACATAATCTTTCGTTGGTGGGATATCGTCACGTTTTGCTGCAATGCTCGTCTTGATGGTTGGCTTAACCGCCATCATGGTTTTGCGCAGCCGAGCCACAACAGTTGGGTGACAATCGAAATATTCGGCTATTTCCTTGTCCGATTGTCCTGCGGCCAGCAATTCGACCAATTCAATGGCGTTAATCGTTTTGCCGATTGGTGCGTTTCTCATTTTCCACCTCTTTAATCGCGGCGCTCATTAAGTCGCCTCTATCCCACTGGCCGGACATCACGCCTCGCCAGCAAATAGACCCTTCTCGATATTTCGCGGCCACACGTTCGCGGGCCTCATCTAAGATTTTGTCGCTCATGGCTTAAAAAGGCACATCATCACTTAGGTCATCAAACGGATAAGCTGGCTCATCCTGCTTAGGGAATTGGTTTTCACCCTCTGGCTTGCCACTGAGCATGACCAGCTTGCCATCAAAGCCACCAACCACAATTTCAGTCGAATAGCGGTCATTGCCATTGCTATCCTGCCATTTGCGGGTGCGCATCTTGCCAGAGACAAACACCTTGGTGCCTTTGCGCAAATAGCGGTCAGCAAGGTTCACAAGGCCATCAGATGAAAGCACGACACTGACCCATTCGGTGCGCTCTTTGCGCTCCCCGGTGTCTTTGTCTTTCCAGCTTTCCGAAACAGCCAGCCGCAAGTTTGCAATGCGCCCGCCTGATTGGAATGCTTTAATCTCAGGCTCCGCGCCCAAGTTTCCGATAAACTGACATTGATTAAACATCGTAATTGTCCCTTTCCGACCATTTTATGCCATGCTCTGCGCCATAGGCATAAATACATTCTATCAAATCGCTGAATTCCTTAACATTCAGCTTTGATGTTCTTGGTGCCATCGCAACCACACCAGTGCCATCAAGGCTTGGCTCGAACTTAACCCGGCGGCCAATCTCAGCGAGAAATAGACCCTTCCAAGTCTCAACATCCAATTCGCGCCCCTGTGGTTTCTGCTTTGCCAAATCGGCCAGCATGGCGTGCAGTTTAGCATTCTGTTGCGATGACCGATTGCGCGGGCTGATTTTGACCACGCTATCGTCAGGTGCTAAATCAATCAGGTTCTTTGCAAGCTGGCGTTGCTCGAACCCTCTAAGCGTGACTGTTTGCATAGGTTTCCCAAAGCCTTTCCGCTTCAACGAGCAAATCGACACCCCATCTGGCCTTGAACCCATAGTGACCAAGCGCCTCGACTGAGACTGTCGGGCCATGCTGAATGAGGTGGTGCATGGCGCACAATGGCACAAGGCGCTTGTGGCTGCGTGATATGCGCTTGAAGCCATCGCTTGTGACATGGTGCAGGGTCACTGGCCTGCGACCACAAGCAAGGCAGGCACATTCAGCAACCCAAGCCATAAAGCGGCGCTCTTCTGCCGTAGGGGCAGCGCCAGCCTTGGGCTTGATGCGCTTGTGCGTGACCTTCACATCAAATCAAACAGGCTTTCGGCCTGCTTGCCCCGGTAGATATAGCGGGCGACCTTGCATTCCTCACCAAAGCGATTGGTCACGCTTATGCGGTCTGTCTCAATCTCATGCCCGTCAGTGCGCAGCAAATGGATAACAGCGGCCAAGCGATAGATGCCAAGCTGTTGCCACGCTTCCATTGGCTGAATTGTCTTGTGCTGTTTGAGATGCGCCAACAGGCGTAATTCCTGATTACCCATTTGCGTTGCTCCTGATTTCATTAAGGGCTGCAATCTTATCCTCGACCTCTTGCAGAAACACCGCAACGGCGGCTTCAAGGCGGTCAATTTCTTTCTGGTCACGCTCGACCCGCTGAATGAAGGTTCGCAAATCTTCTGGAAGGCGCGGGTCAAAGGACACAAAGTCACACCATTTGCGGCCAGTGCAGGCCATTTGCCATTGCATCTGCGTCAAATATTTTGACGGAACCTTCTGGCTGGTCAGGGTGTCAATGTGCGTGGCTGTGTTGGGGCATTTAATCTCAACCAGCCCATCATCCCCCACAAGCCTATCAGGGCTTGCGTGAGTGCCTTTGATGGTTGGGTGGTAGAAAAGCCCTGCCAAGTCTGTTTTGGCCCCTGTGACGAACTGATAGGCGATTGCAGCGGCATCCTCATGGTCATGGCCCCACTGCATAGCTGCATTGGTGAAGCCTTCCTGTGGAACCCCTGTCAGGCGCTCTGCGATGATGCGGGCCTTGATATTGTCCCGCGATGCGCCCCAGCCTGACTTGGTGGTTGCCAGCGCCTCATTTAGACCACTGGCCCCCAGCGACCCGCAACGAGCCTGATGCCATTCGGGGGTGTTTTGCTCAACTTGCAGCATTGTCTAAAACCTTCTTTTCAAGATTGCCCTTGGCGTGGGCGAATTTTGAGGCTGGTAAATCAACCAAGCCCTTGATGCCGTAAAAGTCGCACATGACCTTGATGTCCGCGCCTGTCGCATCCACCAGCGCCTGCAATTCAAGGAACTGCTGCTGCGTAATCTTGGGCTGCTGCTGCATTGATTGCGTGGCAGCGTTGCCATCGTCATCTTCTGGGCAGACACCGAAGGCCGTGGAAAGCGAATAACGGCGGGCATAAGTCAATGCCGAGCCATAACCTTGCGCATCTTGCTTGAGGGCTGGCGCATAGAACAGGCCGCATGAAACCTCTTGGCCTGACTTGTGGCAGATGAAGGTTTCGACACAAACCCCGCCATCCATCGGGCGGGTGGCCTGCCGGAAAAAGAGGCCATGCTTTGCGAGGGCGGGCTTAATAGCCATCACAACAGACGTTAAGTCAGCATATTTGCTCTTAAAATGCGGGTTGCTGCTGTCCTTGATTGCGCCTTCAATCTCAGGGAAGGCTTTGGACATCGCTTCAAACAATTCTTGCATCATGATTTAGGCTCCCAAATTAAGTGCGGCCAAAATGGCCTGTGAGCGGGCTTCGCTGTTCGCCATGTTTGGCTTCGCCCATTCGCCATTGATTACGTCAGCAATCCGCATCGCTAATTCACGCTGGCGGCTGCTGTGGTGAAAGTCTGACGCTTCGGTCAGTTGCATCGACAAGTCGCAAGCAAGGCAGCAATCATCGGCTGTTAGAACCTCGACCCGGCAACCACATTCGCGGCAAGTATCAACATCATCTTCGCCAAGGCCATCGCAAGCCTCGCAGGCATCCTGATTGATGCCGTGCTGGCTATAATACTCAACAACGCCGCTGCCGCCGCAATCGTCACACGGGTTCATTGGAATTGGACGTTTCATAAAGCACCCTTTCGTTTCTTGCCTGTGCAGAATACGCCCTGCGTCAGCATAATCAAGCCCCAAAATGCAAAACGATTATATTTTACCCAACAAGGCTTGATGATTTATCTAAATCGACTTAGAGAGGGGGGCATGAAACAGGAAGTCGAAACCTTAGTGCGTCAAATCTTTGACGATGCTGCCAGATATGGCATTCATGCCTATGAGGTGGCCGAGCGGGCTGGTGTCAGTGCCAACGGCATCAGCTATTGGCGCAATGGCAGAACCAAGCCCAGCCTTGAGGGTTATTTGCGGGCAAGGAAGGCCGTTGATGACCTCATTGCAGAAAAGGCCGCGACAAAATGATGCACTTTATCCTGCCTGTTCCGCCATCGTCCAACATGGCTTATAGGAATGTCCCCGGCATTGGCAGGGTGAAGAGCAAAGACCACAAGGATTGGAAGCGCGAAGCTGGCATTATCGCCAAGCTGCAACACCGCCAGCAGGGCAGCCCAAAGCTGCCAGATGGTCAGCCCTATAAAATGCTCATCAAGGTGAATATCAACAGGCGCGGCGACATCATGAACCGCGAAAAGCTGCTGACTGATTTACTAGTTGGCCTTGAGATTATCCCAGATGACAGGTGGTGCGACGAATTCACGATTTATCGTTCACCCAATGTCGCTGGCTTAGAAGTGGTTATTGCTCCCTTGATGGGGCTGGGCAGTGGCAACCCAGCCCCGCCGCGAAAGGGGAGCGGCAAGCAATAAATATCATGAAAGGGACGAAAATGGAAACATCGCATTCAATCGACTTGAATTGCCCAGCCTGTGACAATCATGGGCTTGTGATTGACGCATTTGGTTGGCTGCATTGCTCTGGCTGTTGCAGCTTAAGCCCAGAAGCCTTTGAGGCATTTGCAAAGCAAGACAAGGCCGCGCAAATCAATCAGGAGATTGTCGAAAACGCCCTGCGCAAAGCTGCTGATTTTGCAGATATGCACGGCTTCACGATTGACGATATACGCAGCCAAATCCGCACCCCGCATATCTCTAACATCCGTCAAATGCTGTTTTACGAACTGCACACAAGGGATGGGCTGTCATTCAACATGATTGGCAAGATATTCCACAAAGACCATTCGTCGGTCAGCTATGCGGTCAAAAAGGTTGCTGATGCCTTGAAGAGAACAGATGCTTGAGATATGGAAAGGGCGAAGGTGCTTCTAACACCCTCGCCCAAATTAGCCTATGCAGGAGGCATAAATGCTAAATACACGCCAAAAATCCCCCTTGCAACCCTCTTTGGGCCTTTCGTCGCGCATGAAAGGAGCCTGTTGAGATGCACTATTTTCAATTCAACATTGGCGACTATGCCAGCCACACCCGTCACCTTACGTTGATGGAAGATTTGGCTTATCGGCGCTTGCTTGATTTGTATTATATGCGCGAGGGTTGCCTTGTTGGTGACGTTGCAGACATCGCCAGACAGATTGGAATGCGCGACCATGTGCCAGAGGTGGCACAAGTGCTGTCAGACTTTTTTATCAGCGATGGCGCGAATTGGCGGCAAGAGCGGTGCGATGCAGAAATTGCGCATTTCCGACAAAAATCAGAGAAAGCATCCAACGCTGGCAAGGCATCTGCGCAACGCCGGTTAAACGAACGCTCAACGGACGTTCAACCAACCAATAACCAACAACCAATAACCAATAACCAACAACCAGATATAACCCCCCATAAGCCCCCCAAGGGGCAAGAGATTGCAATTCCAGATTGGATGCCATCAGAGGCTTGGAATGGATGGTTGCAAATGCGCAAGCAGCGCAAGAAACCACTGACAGACAGGGCGGCATCTCGGGCAATCAACAAGTTGGACGCGATGCGCCATGCCGGGCAGGATATTGCCGAAGTGCTTGACCGCAGCACCATGAACGGCTGGACTGACCTTTATGAAATTAAGGAACACAAAAATGGAAACTTTGCCGAACGAAAAGATGGTGTCTCTGCCGAAATTGACAGAATGCTTGGACTTGGAAAGCCTGCCGGACATTCTGACAGACAAGCAATTGGCTCAAGTGATGGAGATGGCTGCATCGCCATTGCCGCCCCCAGCCCCTTGCGATGAGCAGCATTTCCTAAAGTGCATCAGGGTAATGGACGCTGTTTTGCCAAAGCAATCTAAGGACATGGTTTCTGGAAAGCTGTTTGTGATGGGCTATCAGAGGGTTTTGCAGGGCTATCCAAAGGATGCGATTGCCTATCTTGCTGAACAATCAATGCGCCGATGCCGCTGGTTTCCCACCATTGCAGAGTGCATCGACATCATTGATGAATGGCGCAGGGATGATGCCGATGTGCGTCAACGCCAGAAAGCGCAGCAGATTGCCAGCCGAGAGCGCAAGCGCCGCCAAGAAATTGAAAGCATGGCAAAACGCCAACCATTGCCAGAAATTACGCCAGAGCAAATTGAAGAGATGTCGCCAAACATGATTGAAATTGGCATCAAATGCGGTGCGCTGGTGCGCCTCGAAGATGGCACTGTCGTCGCAACCGATGCCTAAGAACAATGGCCGATGCCCTGACGCTGAGACTGTTGACCTAAAAATGCGCAATGGTCACATCGTCAGGGACACCGACCCCCGCAAATGGCGCTGGAAACCTTGGCCGGATGGCCCAAGCGATTGGGATATTGCCGAATATCAGGTGAAAAAGACCACTTAATCTAATTAAATTGCATTTTATTGTTGACCGGGTTTCTGAAATATGGTTCAAGCGAATGGTCAGAGGGCAATTAAGCCCGCCGCTAAGGAGACTGAGATGTTGCATTTTGAACTTAACGCCGCCGCCGAAGTTGTTGGTATCACAAAAGCGTTTCCCAAAGGCGCAGACCGCACACGCTGGACTAGCCGCTGGGATTTTGACAGCTTTGAAGATGCACAGCGCATTGCTGACAGCGCAACCAAGCTGACAGGCACCCTCTATATCGCAACGGACGCTGGTGAGTGGGTGTCACCTCGCTATGACATTGTTGCAGCCCCGGTTGTTGGTGATGAGGTTTCTTATTCGTTCAATGGCGATTACTACCCATGCGGCACCATCACAGCCATCAGCAAGAGCCTCAAGTTGGTCACAACCAGCACAGGCCGCAAATTCTATCGCCGCCGTGAAACTGGCTCATGGGTCAACAATGGGATGTGGTCACTCGTTTCTGGTCATCACAACCGCCTCAACCCAGAGTTTTAATCAGCCGTGGGCTTAGGCCCCCACCCCACCAAGGGCATCAGCCCGCATCAAAGGATGAGTGACATGAAATATCTAACGGCAAAATATATCATAGCAGCCATTGCTAAAGACCCGCGCTTTGACACAGATGTTGAGTTTGACGAACCGGGCAAGGCAATCGTCTGGCTTGCTGATGGTCACACATGGGATGCCAATGATGGCAATCGCACAGTCGAAGGCTTCATCATCTCAAGTGACAACTGCGACAACGCGCCGCACGACACAATTGCCTATTGGCAACAGCGTGTCGCAAGCATCGAAGAAATTTGCTAAACTTGGCGGGGGCATAACGCCCCCACCATTGAAGAGGACTTATCATGGCAAAGCTGACTAACGAATATATCCAAGGCCGCATTGCTGGCAACGCAGCAGTCAAGGACGCTTATCTGGATGAGGATGGCAACGCAGTCATCGTGGCCGCTGATGGCTTCGGCTGGGACTGTGGCGAGATGCCGCCAGCAACCGCCGACATCATCCCTGCCAGCAAGGGCGCAAAGCATTT